AGGGACTGAGGCATAACCAAATGTCACCAAAGGTCTCCCAAATGTCACCAAATGTCTCACCGCACCACCTCAGGAGAACCAAAGGTGAACTGAAAGAGGAACCAAAGGGGAAAGGGACACCAAAGGTGAACTGAAAGAGGCCTATGGGGGAACTTTGGGAGTTGTATCTTTGAGATAGTCACTCAGATTTTTCTGTAGGATTCTTAAAGGGACCTCCAAAGGTATCACCAAAGGGTACGGCCTAACCAAAGGTAGACCACAAGAGGCCATGAGAGACCCTTGGATGGTTAACGTTTAGGTGGTCAGGTGTGAGTGATGTGATAGTGTGTATCATCATATCAGGAACACCTATAGACCCATTTGAGTACACCGTAGCGTTTACCTCTTTAGGATATAACTATAGGATAGCTATGTGCCTCTAAGTACCATTAGGATAGGGTGATTATAATAATATCCACCCTCTCATAAGGACACTCTAAGTAATCTGTTAATGGTCATAATGGTCTTGAATGAATACTTATGGTGAATAACTATAATGATAACTTAAGGTAGTCTTTGAGTACCCTCTCCCTATAGTGTGGGTTAATGCAAACCTATTGATTCATAAGGAATTTCTAAAAGAGGCACATCCTTGTGTCCTCTCATAGTTATTCACTTAAAGTGCATAAGCACTCAATGTGACCTAAGGTATTACCATCCCATGATGTTACCACTAGACAAGTCGTCATCCTCATAGTAGACATCAAGTGCACCAAAGGTCATCTGGTGGATGTGCTTGTTGCTCACTAAGGACGACTCCATGTGGTGCTCAAGGAACTCCAGCACCTTCTCTTCTTCAACCTTAACGCTGTCCAACTTCATGGACTCACGAAGGAACTCTACGCCTAACGCTAAGGCATCCAGCCTATCGTCATGCTTAAGGGCTCCCTTAACGCGCGTGATGCGTGTGAACTGGTGGAAGAGACTGTAGGACACATCGGGTTTACCATCCTTGTCACGAGCTGTCTGATAGTCCTCACGGATGACCTCATCACGAATGACAAGACGGTGAGTCGTTAAGACTGGCTCTAAGGTATCGCAGATGCGCAACTCCTTCATCCCTCGTGCACGAATCTCCTCAAGTGTAGCAGGATGATACTGTAGCAGGATTGGCTGGAATACCTTACCGAACATGCCGTCACCGAAGTTGGACTCAAAGACCACTGTCTGTACTTTCCACTTCTTGGCAATCTTGGCTAACTCAATCAACGTCTTCTCTTCGTACCCGTCCTTGCCGCCAGCTTCCATCAGATAGATGTAGCCATTCAGCGCATACAGGACGCAATAACCCGTCTCATCCTTGCCTCGACCACTAGGGTCAATCACAAGAATCTTCTGGGTATACTCAGAGGAACGGTTAGAGCACTCATGGTAACTGTGCAGGGAATCGCCCTTAAGTCCCACGTTAGGAAGCTCGTCATTCACGTTCTGACGGTTCGGTAGCCATTGGTAATGCATTGGTGCCTTCTCGATGTCCAAGGCCGCTACGATGCAATCACGCATACGTAATGGGTACTTCTCGGCATCACTGAGGTTGGGGTTAAGCATGAACTGCAACGTGTAACCAGCCTTCCCATATTCAAGCTCACGCTCACGAAGGTCATCGTGGTCGAATCGCACAGGGTCGGTAGGTTGACCAGCAAGCATCTCAGGGTACTCGTCGTACTCCTCACGTAGCATCGGGGCCAGTCGCTGAGAGTAATACAAATCCTCTTCCTTGTTGCGTGGGTATTGAGCTGGCCAGATTGTGGTCGTGTAACCACGGTTATCTTCCAGTTCCTTATAGAGAGTCATTTCGGTCTGTGGTGTACCCAAGTAGATAACCCGAGAGCTATCCAAAGGCTTCAGCAAGGCCGCAAACTCCTGTACCAGAGTCCATAGCTTCTCACGAGCACCAGCAGTAGCACTGTTGCCGGGAACCTCTACGTCATCTGCTAGGATGATATCAGCACGACTACCAGTCAACTGACCAGTAATACCTACTGACTTCACGCTCGGACTATGGTCAGGCATAGCTGGTCCAACGTCAAAGCTAATCACACTGTCACGCTGTCCCGGACGAGGCTTAAGCTCATGAAGGAAAGGCAACAAGTCAATGATGTTCTTAATGAAGATACTGTTAGCATCCGCACGTTCCTTGGAGGCCGACACAATGAGGACCTTTAGTTGCGGGTTACGCCATAGCGTCCAGACCACAAAGGCACACAAGATGAACGACTTCCCGATACCTCGGAATGCCTGAAGGATGAACTTCTTGTTACGCTCGTCAGCTACTACCTTCGCCATGTCAATCTGACACTTGGTTGGCTTGGGTAGATTCAGTGCCCTCCATAATACAAACAGGAAGGCAACGAAGTCTGATTTGAGCTGTTGGATAATCTTATCGTTATCGTAGTCGCTCACTGTTGTTCTCCTTATGGTTAGCTATCAGTTTACGAATAGTGTCTTGAAGGGCTTTCTCCTTCAGGTCAGCAGCCTCTGTTATTTTGACAAGGCTTCTAACAGTTGACTCGTGTAGTTCGACGGGGATAACAGACTCGCATCGACCGTCACTGCTTCTGGCTGAGCCGGGGGCGCATACTTTGGCGTACAGCCGCCTGTTATCAGACTTAAGGTCAGCAATAACCCTATCAGTGCTGCCTTCCAGCGCGGAGTAGTCTTCTTGGTACTTAGCGCTAATCTTGTTGACCGCATCCTGAGTAGCTTGTTTAGCTTCTGTCTTCGTAACGTACTCATTGTGTATCTCCTCCTTCCATTTGGTCTCCACCTTGGTGCTACCAACGTTATACCCTAAGGCAAACACGCCGATTAACACTAGGATTGGGAGAGCCTTCTTTAAAATCTCCAGCATAATGCCTCCCGTCTTTTATCAGATTTCACGTAGGAACGCCTACAGTTGTGTTAAGCATTCATAAAGGCCACCACATGTAGTGACCTTGAGTATGCCTATCAGTTGAGCGTTGGTCGCTCGTCTTCGGTTAGACCATCGGAGCCTACCTGAGCGTTATAGTCGCCAAGTGCTCCAGCCAGTCCACCAAGGATGTTTGCATCAGGTTTCAGCTTAGCAATCTGGAACTTATGGCGCTCCAGCAGTTTACCTATGGCGTTATAGAGCTGAGGGGTTCTACGCTCAGGGTTCTGTAGGTCCATCAGCATCTGCTGTGCCATGTTGGTGTCCAGCATCTCAAGGAGAGACATAAGGGTTGCATCAGGTTTACTCATTGCGACCTCCTAATTCCATCTTCTTGTACTCAAGCCACTTGTCGAACATCTTGGAGCCAATCTGCACGAGGGTGTAGACGATAGCCGCCACGTAGAACCATTCGTTCAACGATAGGCCCCAAAAGGTACGCAAGGCGACATCTCCAGCAGCAGCCGCAGGAATGGCAATCGTACCATTGTTAAAATCCAATGACATCATGTGTCACCTCCTTATTGTGTGGGACTATCCGTGTCCCTGCTCGTGTTCCTTACGTTTGATTGATTACAGAAGTTCCAGAACCTCCACCTTCTGTACCGGTCCTGCGGTACTCGACTGAAGCATCCTAATTGACGTCTCGGAAGGAGCATCATACTGCTGGCTCCAGCTACCCATCTGTGTATAGATTCTGATTCCCGGCTCAGGTAGGATTATGCCTACAACACTCTTTAACCCCGTGCCGGGGATGAAGTGTAGTCGCAGGTGGCGGTTGATAATATTCTCACCAAGGTCAATCTCCCCTTGGGATACTCCAAACGACCCCTCATACAATGTTCGTGGAGTATATTGGGAGAGTTTCACACGGTTCTCCAGAGAGAGGGTGCGGTTAGTCAGCTCAGTATACACCTGCTCGACTCGTGAAGCTAACACAGCGGCATCCACCGAACCCGGATTGTTGACAACACCATGAGTCCTGATAACCCAGACAATCACGATGCCATTCATACGGGCTTCATTAATGTCCTTCTTGTATACGTCGTTCCACAGTGACGCGTCGAAACCTAACTGAGCACCACTGGTATCGTTAGTTGCACCTTTGTTGGAGCGCCCAGCGTTGTAGAATGCACCAGAGGCACTGGAGGCCAGCTCATTATCGGCAAGTGCAATCAGACCCTCAATGTTTGGTAGAGCTGACTTCTGAACGTCACCTACAGTAAACCCAGCGTCACCACGGAACACAGGAGCCTTAATGGAACCCGCATAGACACCGTTGAGGTCAGGTACGCGGAAAGTGGTCGTACCGTTACCTAAGGTATAACAACCACGTTTACCGGGGTCAGACAGCCATACGGCGTCAGAGACAACCGGGAGGCGTCCTGCCAGTAACTCAGCTACTAGTGCAGGGAACTGGTTGCGGTTCAGCAGTTGACCGTCCCCATACACTGTACCCGGCTTAGCGTAAGTACGAGAGTTGTGGACCTCAAACTCACCAACCTGACGTACAGCCACTCCGTTAATCCGGTCAACCAGAGTGTTAAACTGAATTAGCTTATCGGATTCAGTCTTTGCGTTACTTGCAGATGTCGCAGCGTTGCCCTCAGATACAGCGGCCTGTTGAGCAGACGTGTTGGCTGCATCGCGGTAACCCATAGCGTCGTTGGCGTAACCACCAGCACGGTCAGCCTGTGCCTTAGCGTTCGCTACTTGTGCCTGAGAGTTACCCGCAGAGGTTGCAGACGCATTAGCGCTATCCTCAGAGGTCAACGCCCAATGCTTAGCGGAATACTGACTGGAGACCACAGGTGTTCCTTTAGGGTTCTCAGCCCACTTCTGGGCTAACAGCTCGGAAGCCTTTGAGTTTGTCTCAGAGGTCTTGGCGTTGGTCTCGGACACCTTGGCTTTATTGGCGCTGTCGGCAGCACTACCAGACCAACGGTTCATCTGGCCTACGGTAACAACGTCACCAGCGTCCACACCATCTGCCACGTTAACGATACGACGACCACGACCATCAAGGTTGCCATCGTTGTTAACGCCAATGGTATCAGCGGTCAGGTCTCGCGCTTCTTCAGCAACGTGCAGGGTCTGAATCTGAGATACGTTAAGGTCTGTAGCTCGCAGGATGGAACCATCACTGAAGTCAACCAGACGTTCACTTGCAGAAGTGTATCGACGAATCTCAATCTGTTGATAGTTATCGGCTGGGCCCCATGCCTTAGTCGTAGATATAAGGTTGCGGGTAGCGAAGCGATAATCGGTCACAACAACCAGCTCTTTACGGTCTTGACCAATGAGCGTTACCACCACGAACTTACGTGACAGGTACTCAAAGGGAATCGCAAAGTCAGTCGTGGTGCCATCTAATGGGTACGTATAAACTGTCTTAATGACGTTTGCCATGTGGCCTCCTTATGAAAACTAGAGGGAGGACGTGATTGCCTCTCCCTATAGTGTGGGTTAATGATTACCAGCGCTCTGAACGCTTAGGTCGCTCGGTTGTGTAGATGTGCTCTTCGAAAGCACCCAGAAGTAGTCTCTGAGTAATCGGGTCGTTCGGGAGAACTTCCTTCATATTCTGATAGACACCTGTAGTGAACTCCGTGGAGTCGCGAGGGCCATTGGCACCTCCGAGGTTCCAGAGGTTCTGACCGAGAGACACCGTAGAGCCAACGTAGTTAGCCACAGGGAACTGTTGACCAATAGCACCCATCAGCTCAGCCGTACCGGAACGACCAGAGGAAGCCTTGTTAGGGTCTCGCTGTGGTGCATCCTTAGGACTGATAGTGGTACGCATGTACTGACTAGGGGTTAGACCTAATGGGCCAAGTAGCATATCGGCTACACCTAATGGCGCACCAGTGATAGAGCTTCGGGAGGCCGCAGCGTAGGTAACCATCTCAGGCGATAAAGCCTTGAAGAGATAGGCCTCACGTTGGTTCTCAGGAAGACCAGCAGCTTTCATGTGTGACTGCATCACATAGAACGAACCAGCCAACATTCCAGAGATACCAGTAGACAACGCAGCATCCATAGCTCGACCATCTCGAGTCGCCTGATAGTAAGTACGTAGGGTCTTACCATTGAGGGACTTAATGACGAACGTCTTAAACTGGAGAGCAGCACCCACAATCGGGCCCAACTGTTTCACGTTCTGAGCGTTCAGCTTGGAAGGACGAAGCATGGTCTCATCGGCTACCTTGTCAGCCATACGCCACAAGTCCATAGCCCGAGGGTCAAGGCTCATTGCGTGTTGGTCTGGGAAGCTCCACTTACCGTTAGCGTCCACCTTGGCGTGGTCTTTGAGGAACTGAATGATACCCTTGGACTGCTCAGGCGTGATGCTGGCAGACTTCAGGAAGTTCTCATTGAGCCACTTGGATGACTTACCAGTCGCAGCGTGTTCAATCAGGTTCCCAATGAGACCCTGACGTGCAGCGCTAAGCAGGTAGTTCGTGGTGCCTTGTAGCAGCTTACTCATAGGCCACGCAGCGGCAATCTCCTGAGTCCCGAACTTAAGGGAACCCAGAGCGTTTGCACCGAATGAACCCATACCAGAGTTGTCACGAAGAGACTGAATGAGGTCTGCCCGTTGAGGGCGAATCATATTGTCCACTTCACGACCCATCAAGCCATACTCCAGCTTCTGAAGGTCAGTCCCGGAGACAGCCTTAGTGGAACGCATCATGTCACGAACCACAGGGATACCGTGGAACAGAGCACGAACGTTACCCTTGGCAATCATACCACCAATCTCCGTCAGGTTCAGAAGACCCATGTAGGCGTTCTTAGCGACAAAGCTCAGGTCTTTAAGAACACCCATAGCCATGTCCACAGCGCCGTTAGGGTCACGACGAGCACGACCAGTGAGTAACTTCACGGTATCTTCGAGGGCGTTAGCGTCCTGCTTCAGCTTACCGGAAGGGTCACTCTTGGCTCGCTCACGGATAGCGGTAATCTTATCCAGCAAGTCCTGAGTAGTCTGACCCGTAGAGTGAATCGCAATGTCACCATTGGTTCGACGGGCATAATTACGCAGCAGCTTGTTAGCGTCAAAGCTACGAAGGTCATTCAGGGAGAACATCGTACCATCTGGCAGTTGAGACTTGAAGCCCATGCTAAACCCATGACGGCTCTCAAGGAAGTTGTTCTTCCCGAGGTTCATAGAGTTCGACGCAGAGGCGATATCGTCCAGTGCAAGGTTGGTAGTAAACTCACCATTTACAATACCGAATGCCTTATCATTGGCCCACTTCTCAACCATCTCAGGTGTAACTGCGGCTGGGCTATCCAGACCGTTCTTAGCGGCTACCATCTCGTCTACCACAGACTTCGTGTTAGGGTTGGACGCATAGTCAGCCAAGAAGTGGCGCTGCATGGCACCTTGAGCATCCTCAATGGAGTTCCCAAAGACATTACGGAATGCAGCCACCTTCTCAGGTACATAAGCCACCGGGAAGTATTTGCCGCTAAGTTTCGTCTTGTTCATCACAGGGATTGCTTTAGGGTTACCGAACATCGCAGGGTTAGACATAGCGTCTTCCTTGCTGGTGGTGAACCGGAAGATTTCATCACGCAGCTTGGATTCACCCTTGGTCAACTTAGAGACGCCAATACCATCTTCCTGTGCTTCCACTGCACGACGCACCACGGTCTCACGTGCCAGAGCATCCCCACGGTTAGCGCCCATAGTCCACTCAGGGTCTTTGATTGCATCACGTGTGAACTGCTCAATAGCCGTTAGGTCGGACGTATCGGTGTAGTGCAGACGCTCAGCCACGTCAGAGGCAACCGTACCGGACTTACCGGAGCCGCCTTTAACGTAACCTGTAGTGGAACGCAGGAGGTCATAGGCAACACCACGGACTTCATCGTCGGCAGAGCGAGACAGGTGCAGGGAGATATCGGTCATGGAACCCATACGTACACCCATAGAGCCCTTAGTCACCTCAGGGTCTACCGAAGCAAACTGAGAGGCACTATTAGGGTTCAGAGGGTTACTGGTTGACAGCACTTGACCATCCGGCAGGACTACTTCGCCACTGTCGAGGGTTGCATATTGAGAGCCATTCGGAGAGGTCTTAAAGTCCAGACCCTCGGTACTCACAGCAGAGTTATCCGGTAGGCCACGCATGGCTGCATCACGAGACTCAGCGCGAGCTGTTGCCGCAAGGACGCTCTCAGCTTCACGAGGGTTGGCACGATGTAACACACCAGTCAGGCCAGCACCGAACAGTAAGCCACCACCAGCCGCCATCATGTAGTCTGCATGTCCACCACCAACACCCACACGTAAACCTTCAGAGGCTACGTTCAGAGCACCAGCTTGAGTACCTACAGTCACCATACGACGACCTAGGGAGATACCCTTGGAAGCCGCACCAGCAATCGGGATGTAGCTCACAGGGTCTACAGCAGCACCAGCGAGAGCACCCACGAGGTGGGCACCCATACCAGCATCGGCTACAGAGTCCTGACGGTCCTGACGTTCCTTAGCCAGCTTAATCATCTCATCGAGAGTCTCAGCGTTGGACCCAAGGACAGACTGAGCGTACTCAGCACGAAGACCACTCTCACGAATCTTTTGGATATCATCAGGAGTGAACGTGTAGCTGTTCCACTTGGATGGTGTAATAGTTGCAGACCAAACGTCATACCCGTTGTCGCCAAGGGCTGCATCAGCCATCGTAGCTAGAGCGGAGTTCTGTACCTCAACCTTAGCCACGTCACCAGTCTTATAGAATAACCCTTTGTCAGCTCCCTGAGGCTTATAGTTCTCCTCTGGCTGGTCGTTCTGTACTGCCCACGTATTGGCAGCAGTACGTTCGTTCAATTGGTCATACTTAAGGTTAGACGTGTCCATGTTGACGCTTGCAGTCTCTGGACCGGGAGCCCCACGAGTTACCTTAGAGGCTGGGGCTTCGACCTCATAGATTCCCTTTGCGAAGTCACCGAACTTCTCAATGGCTTCTGAGCGCAGGGACTTAGCGGAACCTACCAGTTTACGGATGTACAGGCGACCTTCATCACCAATGCTACCGTAGTCCTGCTTATCGTAGGCTTCAATCTGAGGCATACCAGTCGGGCCTTCCCCAACGTTATACATCAGGGCGGCTCGCAGCTCATCACCATTAGACTTCTTAACGAAGCCAGCAAGCAACTTAGCAGCAGCCGGGATTGCTTTCTCAGGGTTGTAACGGTCATCAGCCGGGTTGTCCTCTTTGAAGACATTGAGTCCCATAGCCCGACCAGTACCAGCAGTCATCTGCATGATACCCTTAGGTCCTGTAGGTGACTTAGCGTTAGCGTTAAAGCTGGACTCATTGAACGTTAAGTGTCGAAGGAGGTCATAAGAGACCCCGTTGGCATCGGCAGCTTGACGAATCAGTCCATCGTATTGGTTAGGGATAGTTTTGTCATATTTAGCCATCTCAGGGTCTCCTTATGGTTAGTCAATTAGACGGTTAATCTTCGCTTTGGTGTCCTTAGGTGCCTTGGCGGTTTTCCGCTTAGGCTTTGGTGCGATAGGCTCACCGGACTGGAGGTCCTTACGAATCTCACCACCGTAGATGCTGTTAGGCACCTGAGCTTTCTTAGCGCGTACACGTTTAGAGCCAGCTTCACGAGCAGACTTAGCCGCCGTGATAGGTGCTCGCTTATTGGCGTCCTTCAGGGCCTGTTCAAGTTTAGCCTTGTCCTTCGCCTGTTGCTCAGCAGCACGTTTAGCGTTCGCATCGTCTTCGGCCTTCTGTGCCTCAATCATATCAGCGCGAGAGATAATCTTAGGCATCTGACCAGCAGCACCAGTGATAAGCACGATATCTTGGTCAGCGTTGTAGTTCACATTAACGTAGGCGCTTGAGATTTTACCCTCGGTAGCCACTTGGTTAATGAACCCTTCCATGTGACGCTTGCCGTTGGTTGCATCAAACCCGTTGCCATTCTCAAGGAATGACGTAGGGATAGCACCCTGTAGGCGACCAGCAGTGTTCCCAGAGCCACCGGCGCTAAACGTGGTAGTGAACCCCTCAGCCATCCTATCGGCGGCTTTAAGGGCTTTCCGTGTGTCTCCGTGGTCGTGCATCTCAGCGAGGTACACTTGGTAAGCTGCACCAGCCTCATCGTGGCTCATGTAGTTCAGGTGCGGATACTGACCGGAGTTCGTCAGGAAATTCTCATAGGAGGCAGCACCTTTATCAGGCTTCTTACTCAGAGAGTTTCGCTCACGTTCGCCTTTAACGAACTGCTCGTTAGTCAGGCCGTACTTCTTCATGGTGTACATCTGGGCAATCAGCTCGCCCTGCTCAGGGAATAACTTAACGAACCCCGCAGGGTCAGCCTCGTAGTACGCCTTGAGTTGGTCCAGCTCGGTCCCTTTAAGTTCAGCACCACGAAGGATAGCACCAGACAAATCGTTGGTTGCAGCTTCAACGCTTGGAGCCATAACCTTCTGAGGCCACCCGGTCTTCCCGGAGACACTCGCCAGCTTCATCCACTGTTGAGCCTTTTGCTCAGGGGACAGGTTCGGGTCATTCATGATATCATTACGATACTTGTTGAATGCGTTCGTGAAGTCTTCCTCTTTGTACTCACCAGTGTTGTCGTCGGTAGGCATCGTTGAGGTACTCAAAGGAACCGCAAAGTCACCATTCATCGCTCGCGTAATGTTTCCGTACACGTTTGTCTCACGGTTGAACTTCTGGTTGGCCTTATCATTCTCAGTTGTCTTCTTAGCCGTCTCACGCGCAAGTCGGTCCTTAAGGGACTGCTCAACACGGTCGATACGGTCTAGGGCTGCTGTTTGTGCGCTACCCGGCTGCATCTTGTTGTAGAAGTCCCGCTGCTTACGCAACTCCTCCAGACCCAGATTGATGTCGGTAGAGCGCTCAATACCGCCCATAGTTGACTCAAAGATACTCGCACGTTCACGGTCCTGTGTCATTAAGGATTGGTTAGCGTTAGCGAGATATGAATCCCACGACTCCTTACCTACGTAGTCCTTAATCTTCACACGGCTACCGTATAGTTCAACTTCCTGTTCGCCAAGAGCTACCAGAGCGGCACCACCTTGCGCATGATTGGAAGTGTTCTTTACGGCATCTAGTAATACAGACTCGCGCTGCTTATCATTCAATAGGGCACCCTGACGGGTCTGCTCCAGATAGCCAGTCACCGAGGTCGCATATTGTTCACCGTTCGTCGCATTAAGACCGTGGAGTGAACCACTTAAAGTCTGCTTAGCGTTGACGATTGCAGCATTCTCGTTGAACTGAGCCTTATGTGAATCCCACACGTCATTCGTTGAGATTTCACGTTGCTGAATGTTGGACGCTAAGCCGAACTGGAAGTGCTCGTCGTTGGTGTCGATACCGTACAGCTTGGCATCCTGCTCAGCGAAGAGCTTGCGCAACTCGGCTTTGTCCTTGTTCATCTGGGCTTCATCTTCCTGACTGAACGACCCATACTTACCGTCTTTGATTCTCTGCTGAATCTCAGCGTCTGCCCGGAACGAAGCGTTAGACCCCATGTTCTCACGCATGAACTGCATGGCGAACTTGTTGTCTTGGTAACGCAAGGTCCCATCGTTGAACGCCTTACGATATTCATCAGGATTCTCACGAGCGAACTTGGTCAGCCATTCGGCCTGTTGCTTGCCAGCTTTCTCCTGTTCGTCCTCGTAGCGCCCAAAGGCAGCACCAGCCGACTTCCCGAAGTTCTCAAGGGAATCCAGAAGACCACTCTTGACGTTGTTCGGTGTGCCAACCTGTGCAGCCTGATAGTTAGCCCCAGCGAGGGAGCCACCACGCAGACGCGAGGCAGCAGCTTGAGGATTACTCTGGAGAGCTGTTTGAATACGACTAGCCATAATTAGACCTCCTTATTTCTTCCCGCCGGAAGCATACGATTGAAGTGCACCAGAACCAGCAGCAAGACCAACACCAAGTGCTTGTGACAGTTTTGACTGACCCTTTTGTTCGTTGCGTTGATTAAGTTTAACCTGTGAGTTCACAGAGTCTTGACGGGCAACGTTACCAGCAAACATTGACTGATAGTCTCGCTTGAAGTTCTCGTTGACCATTGCGTTGGCTCGGATGGACTCAGCGTCCGTAATGCGCTGTACTCGGTCCATTGAGTTACCTCCAAGAAGTCCTTCACCAATAGCGGCCCTAACAGCACCTTGGGTCTGGATAGCTTGAAGGTTGTTATTCGTAATCTCGTTGGAAGCCTCTTCGTACTTAGAGCGAATGTCCAAGTTTGTCGAAGCGTTCTCCCAGCGAGCCTGTTTCATTAGCTCAGCGTTCTGACGACGAGAGGCATCGGTCTGTTGACCAATCATCTTCGCGGTGTCATATGAACCCTTAATTGAGCTTGCAGCGCTCATAGCCGCCATACCAATCATCACAGGCCAGCACATAGCTACCTCCTTATGGTGAACAGTTGGAATTGACCATCGGCTGTAAATGTGTCTTCGAATACAGCGCCGATAGCCTTAAGGAACCGGATGTGAGACTTGTTTCCTATCCAAACGTAGTTCCAGAGAACTGGATAGCTGGCAAGCATCTTATCACGGTATTCGACGATACACTTAAAGAACTCTACCTTATGTTGTCTGTTAAGTCTCCACACTTGGTCTGACGTAACGAACCACACTTGGTCTCCACAGTTTCCACCGATAGCAAGCGGGAACCCGGAGAGGTCTAAGGTCACACATTCGGAAGCATCCGGGAAAGCGGGTTCATGTCCAGCAGCCTTAGCTTCCATAGTATCATGGTGTGACGGGGTGAATAACTCAAAGTCATTACTTACAGTATTCCTAATGAACATAATGTAATCCTCTTATGAATTAGGTCTCTCCCTATAGTGTGGGTTAATGCACACCACAAGGAGAGCCTATTGTTAGATACCTGAAGTGCGGGACGTGTAGGCACCTTCCCAACCACAGCCGATAACGTTCAGTGGAGTTGTGTGGTCACTGAGAATACGCACAGTGTTGTACAAGGCGTTGCCAGCTACAGGGAATCGGAACTGACCAGTACCTAACGACAACCATCCGACCCTTACGTTGTCCGAGCCTAATCGTCCCCCACCCATCGTATAGGTCCACAGTCGGCTAAGGTTCTCAACCTCAACGTCAAACGCTCCAGTGTTCTCATAGTTCAACCACGCTCGGCGTAACTGTAAGCGCCCGGTGTCTTCGGTAGAGATTGTCCCATCGTCTGCGGTCTTCTTAATGAGGAACTTACTGAAGACATAGCGGAAGTCGAAGTTGAACCCAATGTACATCTTGACACCCTCAAGATTCCCATCGTAGACCAGCTTTGGCGCATTGTTCCAACCCACCTCTGGCTCCTCGAATCTCCACACTTTACCGTCAGGAGCTACAGAACTAATTGTTCCCTTTTCGAACTTCATGTCGTAGATGGTCATGAGGTCGATGGTGGTCTCGTTATAGTCCTCGTTGTAGGTTCCCGTTGGAATCGTGTATGGGACCTTAGCGTCCAGATAGATTCGATATGGCTCATCAGCGAAGTCCACGGTGTCCTTAGTGAACGGGATGTATCCCATGAAGACATTCTCCCCGTTCTCCATAATGACGAACATGTTGCTGTTGATGGAGCTTGCAGCAAGAATACGCACATTACTGCCGAACTCCCAATGTGACCAAGAGGCCTGACGGAGTTCTTCGTTGAGGTACAGGAACTTGTAGATGTAGATGCGAGACTCTGCACCAGACGTTAAGACACTCGCGAAGTTCTCCGTAGAGGACCCATGAATGTTGAACACACCGTTCGGGATGTAGCTCGGTACGTGGGCTGTCATGTCCTCAGCGTTCTTGACGGCACTCACATCCTGCACAGCGTAATACCGTGAGATTGACGTGAAGGTGGCTCGTGGTGACGCAAAGTAGACGTTACGCCCGATACCGTAAGGACGCGCCCGGTCATACACATCGAACTGAGTCGTCAGGTTCAATTCAATGGTCTTGCTAGTCAGGACCCCAGAGGCACTCATGGTGAACTGAGCTTCATCAGACCACAGGAGCAGCTCCTCAGTGAACGGTACGGCATACTTCAGGATGGACACTCGGTTGTGCGATACTGCCACATCAATCGGGTCATCATCACTAAGGTTAGCCACACTGGATGGGAAGAAGTTAAAGTAACGAGCTGTGCGGGAAAGAATAACGTTCTCACCAGAAAGGAACCCTAAACGATTTCGATAGAAGAACACATCGTTAATCGTAGAGCCGACGAAGGATGGGAAAGGGTTGGTATCATCATCCCCAGACTTACGGTCATTCCAATCGAGAGGCTTAAGGTCAAAGTTACCATCAGCCGCACGAATCAGTGCATGTGGCATTGTCTCTTTGACGAACGTTAGGTCTTGGTTCCACCCAATGACTTCCTTCCAGACCTTACGGTCAGCGTCATACTGAACGTAGTACGCATCGGCTGTCTTTGAGGTATCGCCAACGATGTGCACTAAGTAGCCATCAGGGGCAACCGGAGGTAACTTGGCGAACGTCTGGGCGTAGTGACTCACCGGGTAGATGAGCTGGTCTGCGTAACCATCCTTCGTCGAGAAGTCCGTGATGTCAACTCCAGCAGGTGACTCAATGTAAATGTAACCTTGACCAACTGTCACCGTCCACGTGCCGTTATTCAACTTAGCGAGGTTGGTGCGTAGCTGTGTGGCAAGGCTTTCAGCAATCACCTGAGCATCGGTCTGCTTTGAGTGTGCTGGCTGGGAACCATCAGGAAGGTCCAGTTTGGCTTGCTGTCCACCGTTAAGGTTAACGTAAAGGCTACGACCGTACTGACCACCACGTACCACAATAAGTACGCTCTCCTTCTCCTTGAAGGTTCCACCGTTGGACTTATCCGTAGTGTTTCGACCTACAGTCTTCTTGTTGTTTGCAATGAAGGTGTAGTCGGCAATGGTAATCATGCGCAGGTCATCGCGAGGGTTAGGTGACTGGATGTAGGACATGTCGCCACGGACCAGATACTCCTTCCCAGACAGGTCGAATACCTTAACGTCGCTCCCGGAGAAACACGCATAATACTGTTCGTACTCGTCTCGGTTAATCAGGTGGACATACGGATATTCCCCGATGTGTCCCTTAGGCCCAAGGTTCTTAGTGAACACGATAGGAGAGCGCTTCTGGAGACCTTCAGACTCTGAAGACCATCCGTTAATCTGTTCGCTACCCTGCTCGGCAAATCGTAGAATCTCCGGCTGTTGACTAATACCGCTCTTGAGGTTCTTAACGGTCTGACTTACTAATGATGTGGAACTAAAACGAGCCATAGCGCCCTCCTTATATTATCGGCTAATCTGACCCTGAACGAACGTATCGCCATCCAGCATGTTGTAGACACCGTAATCCATTTCGTACTCCATGCACATCTGACGGGCCTCCAGCTCCTCATCTGCCAGCATAGCCTCAACCTCAGCGGCCCCAAAGAATGAACTGTTGAATCGACGAGCAGCCTTGGTCACGATGTACGTTCGGAAACACTCAGGCATCTCATCGTAGTCACGAAGTTTAATCATGGTCACTGTGATGCTATTGTCGAACCTGTCGGTCTTGTTCACACGGTCATAAACGTAACCACCACGGTTAACGTAAGGAGTCGCAGACCCCTCTTGGAATATCGAAAGGAAGTCGTCGCTGTAGACAATTAGTTTACTGAAAGCATCTGGCATCAGTACAGCACCTTCCTCAATGTTGAATGTCCAGCCTCGTGATTGAACCTGACGGTTAATCTTATCGAGGACTCGACGGGCGTTCGCTACATCAGCGTTAGCGTCACCCTCAAGGGTAGAGACTGGAGGTTCACCGATAGCAGCCAGAATGTCATTCACAGCGTACAGCTCAGCCCCTGTCTCAACGTTCATATCAAAAGCGCGCATAAAGCACCTCCTGTTGTCAAGCAAAAAACCCCTCAAGCATCCCGAAGGACACCCAAGGGGTTTCTGTTAGTTAGTCGTTTCGCCAGCCTCCAGAGCGGCCTTAGCAGCCCTGTTTGCAGCACGAGTGCGAGCGGCTTTCTGTTGTGGCGTAAGCTCCTCAACGACAACCTCCGGTGCATCAGCCATTAGGGCACTGAATTGGACCGGAGGAGGACTTGGAGTTACACCAGTTTGAAAACCAGTGCACCAGCAGCTTCTGGGCGCAGACCGCCGTGACCCATCGCGTACTTAGCGATAATCTGGTCAGCCTGATACTCGGCACGACGAGCACGTTCCAGAGCCAAATCACGCAGCTTCACAGTACCGACCGCAGAACGGTGATGGAACAGGCCAGCCACGTTATCCTCAGCAACCTTAACGGTAGAGCTGGAGGTAGCCGGGAATGCGTGTTTCTGGTTGGTCGGAGCATCGTCCTTATCGTCACCTGCACCACCTGCGGTGAAGTGCGGAACCTCGACAACCTCGAAGCCCATTACGTTACGGATAGAACCAGTTTCCGGGTCAATCAGCGCAGCGTAGTTAGCAGCGTTAGGCATCAGGGCCGCCAGAATCGCAGAGTAGTACTCCGGCTTGGTGTAGAACACACGGTCACCAGCAGGTACGTAGTTGGAGGTCAGCTTAGCGCGAGCCTGAGTCAGGCCAGCAATCAGGGCTTTACCCAGAGCCACGGAGTCAGCTTCCAGAGCGTCTTTCAGGCCACCTTCCAGAGTCAGTACGGACGGCTTACCCAGACCCGCGATGTTCTCATCAGAGGCCGCTGGCAGGTTACACAGAGCCGCAGCTTCAGCCAGAACGGAGCCATCAGCAGCCATCGCCAGAGATTCACCGAGCTGTGCGGTGTACTCAGCGGAAACGTCATAGTGGTTCATTGCGTCTTCGATGTCGTAAATCAGAACGTCAGCAGTCAGGAGACCATCAATGTTGATGACCTTCTCGGTGTGCTTGATGTCTTTACGTTTATCGTCGAGGTTCTCACCCGGTTGCAGATAGGCTGCACGAGTACGACCCAGCACAGGGAACTGCGCGGATTTACCGGAAGCAATGGAGCGAACCATATGTCGGTTAGCGGTCACGGATGCGCGAGTAAACGCGGTCAGTACTTCACCTGCGAATACCTTCAGGAACAGAGCCAGTTTGTCTGCTGCGGATTGACCTTTACCTTGGTTAGTACCAATCTGCTGTCCACCAGTTGCGTTTGCCATGTTGAATCTCCTTCTATAAGTTTATCGAAAGTGTTTGTTGGGAGCTTACTCGCAGTGTTCCATAGTCGGCTACCTAATGGTCGGCTCTATGGGTCTTACTTTCTGTCTCCCTATAGTGTGGGTTAATGCAAATTACCAATGGAAGTTACTTGCAGCAACCTTAGCGGCTACCTCATTGCGGTACTTTGCGTCTGAGCGGTAGCGGCTATCTGACATCGCCTTGACCATATCTGCCTGTGTCTCGAAGCCTTCTACCTTAGCGGTAACGGCCTTACTCGGAGTGGCACGAGTGGTCACTGAACGTTCGGCAGGTTTACCGAAACGCTTAGCGCGGGATTGACCCGTAGCATTCAGGAGGGCCTTAACGGTTCCCAAATCGCGGCGCATAATGGCCTCTTGGAGAGACTCAAAGCCGTCCGGGTCGTTGGTTTCCATGTGGGTAATCAACTTGTCGAACTGCTCAGCACCGCCAGCGAGGTCACGAATCTGAGACACGTAGCCCTCAACGAGAGCTTCCTGTCCCTTGATGTAACTGTCAACGAAAGCCTTAGAGTAGCCAGCAGCAGCCAGTTCCTCATAGGTTGCATCCGTGAGACCATCACCTTGATATTCTTCTTGAATACGCGCAATGGACTCGATAGGCAAACCACGCTCAGCAGCCTGATTGACCATCTCTTGGAAGCCCTCTTCGTGCTGACCCAGCAGATCAGATGATTCGACTAGTTCGCTTGGGACTTCACCCAGAGGCGTAAACTCACCGTCTTCACCATCAGTGCCCTCAGGGGTCTGCTCAGTGCTTTCACCGTCAACGGTGGTCTCACCATTCTCAGCGTTTACTCGAACCTGCATCCGGCTCTCATCTGCTTCAGAAGCAAACTTATCGCCAGACTGATAGAGGTCTGGTTCGTTCTGGTCAAGCTCAATAGAGTCATCGCCATCACGTACCGCAACGTCCATCTCCAACATGTTCTGTCGGTGCTCCTCAATGTTGTTACTTGACATAACCGCATTGTTAACACCTAATGACGCATAAACGTCAGCATTTGATTCAGCCATTTAGTGGACTCCTTTAAGTTGAACGATAGGGAAGACTGAGGACTCTAACCTCTAGACTGGACTCATTTCAAACCAGTGGTCTCCCTATAGTGTGGGTTAATGCAATTTGTTACGCTCCCGGCATTCCAGGTTGCATCCCTACAGTGTCGGCAGCGTTAGCCATCGCCTCTGGACTTGCTGTAGCCTGTTGAGCCATACCAGCGCCACCAGCAGCAGCCATACTTTGAGTAGCCGTTTCCATACCACGTTGGGCCATAGCAGCTTGCTTCTCTTCTTCGGACATAAGGAGACCTGTGGTATCCAGCCCAATAGAGTTCGCAATGCGCAGCTTAAGGTTGTACAGGTTGAGGTCCGGGTCCTGAGCGAGAGCGCCAAGGCCAGCACATGCGTTGATGAACTGCTCAATCTTATTCATGTCCTGACCGCGACCAATAGCTTCCAGACCAGTACTAATGGTCGGCTCTACGGCTTCGGCAGGTAACTCAGGAATCTGTTGCGTAGCTTGAAGTTGAGTCAATAAGACTCGTACCAGAGGCAATTGGAGTTCCTGAGACAGAATAGAATAGACACCACCTAAGGTATCTTCTAGTTCAGACGCAACGTATCGAATCTCTTCGGCAGTCACTCGCTCGCCAGTACGTTGAACCGCACTGTTAAGCATAAAGGCAAACGACAAGCGACCTTCAATCTGGTCGGCAATACTCTTGGCAATCGTAAAGTCGGCAGTCTTCTCAAGTTGCAGGAAGTCAATGTCTGCACGAATACCCGGAACGTAGTCACCAGTAGCCGCCTTTGTGAGACGACGAGGCTGTGTGATACCTGCTGGGTTTACCAGACCGATTACCTTGGAGCTAATCATAGCGAACTTAATGATAGCCTCTTGGATATTCTCTAGGGACTTGAGGTCTCCCAGATACTCTTCACAATAGGATCGGCCATAAGACTCACCGTCGATGCGTACCATTCGAATCGGAATATACGGACAGGCAGTCGTTGGGTATTGTGCATCGGTCCCATCGAGTTCGACTCCATCAACCTCTTCGTACTTCAAGAAGTCACCAGATTCGTCGTCAAGGTAGATGTGAGTATACACGTCGATTACCTCTTCACCTTCCTTGTCACCGCTGTTAGCCACCACAGTCTTACGGACATCCTCAGGAAGGGCACCAAACGCAATCTGGTCGCGTGTTACGATTTGCAATACGTTACCGTAGGCATCTCGTTGAACAACGTAAGCACCCAACCTGTAGAGCTTCATAGGGTTATATTTACCAGACTCAGGCTCGGGCAGGAAGAGCAGCGTGTTACCGGATACCACCAGTTGCTTTAGTGCCTCAAAGAGAGTCACTCGGTAACTATTGGATTCCATGTAGTTCATGATGACACGCTCGACCATCGAGAGACCCTCGTCAACCTTAGCGAGTGCCGCTGGGTCTTCGAGTAGCTGCTTAGCTTCATATTCACTAATGGTCAGCTTCATCCACGTCTGCATCGGGAACAAGGCCAGCATCAACTTGGACGCTAGGTTGTTTAACCCTCGGGCACCTACGGACTGCCACGGAGTAGCATAATCGGTAGACGAGTTGTCGGAGTCCTTAGGGAACAACGAGGGAATCGTTACTACCGCACAGTTCTCCGCACGAGTGATATAAGGTGCGCGGTCGTTGCTCAATCGGTCATAAACCGTCTTGGCCCCGTTAGCTGCAAACCCTTCACGCTTTTGAGTAGCCATTGGTCACCTCCCGGTTTACAGGTTGATGCCACCGCCACCAGAGCGGGATACACTCAGCGACTTCTTGCCACCAGCTCGGGCCTTCTTACGGTCACTTTCGGTGCTCGCATCGGTCTCCGTTTCGGTGGTCGTTGGGGTTGCTACCTCTACCGCAGCCGCAGGTGGAATAACCTCCTGTTGAGCAATCTCAGGGGCGGTAGGTTGAGCACCAAGACCCACAGCTCCAGCTACTTGTTTAACAGGGCGTGTGACGGCTTTACGTACCTTCTTAAAGGCTTTCTTGAAAGATGAACCGAATCCCATGATGGTCTCCTTATTTCTTAGTTGATGTTTTGGCCTTGATAGCCGCTCGGATACCACCAGACCCACTAGTGGTCTTATTGATGGTTGCAGACTTAACGCCTGTCTCAGAGGTGGACTTATCGTCCTCTGGTGCTTGGCCTCCGAACTCAACACCCTGAGTATTCTCAGCGGTCAATGGGGCTGGGTCAATTGCACGTTGGGTGACCTCTTGTTTAGGCATCTTAACTTTAGGTGAGAAACACATAGTTAGTCCTCCCGGTTGTTGCGAATCTCCATCATGTCAATTACCAGAGACCCATGCTCACAGCCAGCAATGAAGCCAGCGATGTATGCCTCAGAGAACCCAGAGGCTCTCAAGGTCTCCAGCTTGTTAGACTTGGAGAGATACGAGTAGTTAAGCACAACTTGTAGATACTCCTTGACCAAACGGGGTACGTCAGGTACATCATTAGGATTCTCTAAGATGTGCTGGATAGGCTTGAGTGACATAAAGTCCTCCTTAAGTTATTGGTAATACATAATCATAAACTCTTAAATAGAACTTTAAGTAGCTTACAATAGGGTCTTTAAGTGTACTCTCCCTATAGTGTGGGTTAATACACAAAGACCCTATAATCAGTTACTTAGGCTCGGTCAGCCATTTGTACGCTAACCAGCTTGCAGACCACAGGCACTTAGCTAAGCCACCCATGAAAATCAGAATGCTGACGTACTTGAGGATGATGGTGGGTTCCATAAGTAAATCTCCTTGTCAATAAAGTTATACTCTTCGAATCGCAAGATGCGAGCCATACGCGCCTGAGCGATTACACCATCTTCATCCATACCAGCCTTAGCTGCGATGCTTACAATGCACTCCCACAAACTCCGACCATCTGGGTCCGACTTGACCCACTTAGTCACCTCCTGTCCTTTGTTCTTGCCGGACTTAAGGATAGACGTTACGGGTTCCGTGAAGAACGGTTCATTCAGGAACTCTTCAGCCGTATCGCCCCATCCCGGAATCCCACCGTAACCATCAGTAATATCGCCCTTGATGGTCTGATAGAGGTGCCAGAAGTCGGCAGACTTAAGGTCCTGCACGAGGATGTTACCAGTCGTACACCACAGGAAGTCCACGTTAGGTATGGTCTTAAAGTCCTTGTCACAGGAGACCAATACAGCCTTATCGAAGCCAAACTCGGAGTGACCTGAACCAAGTATACCCATAACGTCATCACCTTCTAGTTTGTCCTCTCGGATGCATATATAGTCAGGGTTATTGAATAACGCTTCGAGGAACTCAAAGTAACCTACAGGTTTCTTCGTGGCCTTTCGGTTGGACTTGTAGTTCTCGTCAACGAGGACCTTACGCCAGTTGATTGAGTCAGTGAACGCAAGGACAATCTTGGCAGTTGCCCAGCCTTTCTTACGGGTACGATAGGTCTCGATAGAGCTGAACAGGAACTCACGAGCCTTGGCGTGGTCACAACAACGCTGCCAAATCTCCTCTTCCCACGAAGCGTCGAACTCAGCCGCAGACATAGCTTGGAACACCAGCCAGTCACCATCCATGACCAGTAGTCCCTTCTCTCGTGGCTGAGTCTTTCGGTAGTCGTAGAAGTCCTTAAGTGTCATTAAGCTCATGAAAGCTCCTTAGCGGTGCTCATGGCAACCGGAACGATATCTAGCAGCTTGCGCTCAGGGTCGAGAGTTGGGCCAGCAGCGTGAACCCAAGTGGTCACAACGCGAGTCTCACGGCGTTCTTCGAGAACGTTAATCTCTTCACCGTAGGTCTCGAACCCATCGTATGCGGTAGTATAACCATCAATGGTCAGACGCTTACCGACATACATCGCCAGAACCACAGCCAGCTCGCGGTCGTCGTCCAGCTCATCTTCGGCTCGCTCAGCGGTCACGTCAAGGAACATCGTAGCGTCCACCATATCGTGCTTCAGGCGACCACCTTCCTCGCACTCACCACACTCCATGATGTAGTGCCACAGGGACAAGTTGTCTTTCTTAGTGAGAATCATACACAACCTCCGTTAGCTTTCAGGAACTTAACACCAGACGCAGTGATTTCCCACGCGCCACCATTACGTCCACTCGCAGTCAAACACGAAAGGTGGCCCCGAGAGGCCGCCTCCGCTACCAGTGCCATGTTGTTACGCACATAGTTTGACTGAAAGGACTTAGGGCACTGCTTGATTGCAGCCAGTACTTTCAGATAGTCAGACATTATTTCACCACCCGTACAGTTGCTGGTGATGCTTTGAAGAGACGCTTATCGCCAATCTCTTCGAACATCTCCTTGACACCCTCACGGATGGACTTACGGATAATGAACGCTACCGCACCGTCCGGGCCACCAGTTAACGCCTGAACCAGAAGTTCCTTATTGGTGTGGTCAACGTCCTCTCGTGCCGCTACCTGTTTGGCGATGCGCTGAATGGTCTCTTTGAGTTGTTCCTCTTCAACTGAACCCAGCTTCACGGTTACGTCGAATGATACTTTGAATTTCTTAGTGATAGCCATGTTGTTTCTCCTCTGTCGGTTCTTCATGTAATTTAAGGTTCTCCCGCACGTCTTTCGCACAGGAGCCTGATAAGTTCGGACAATAGTTACTGGTCCCATGACCGTCCCACCACGATTGTTTCATCAGGTCTATAACTTCTTGTCTCGTAAAGTTCTGCTTCATGCTATCTACCTTAGTGGCACTCAAGCCAGTTCTTACCGATTTTACCTTCAGTGTCCAGCACACAGCGGAACTTAAAGGCTTCTCCGACGATACGCATTGCTTTCTGAGCGATTCTCACCGCATCTTCGGCAATCTCCTGTGTACGGCAAGCAATCTGCACCTCATCGTGCACCCACGCCATGTACGCAAAGTCACCATCCCAGCCATGCTTATAGCCAGCCTCGACCATCAGACGCTCGGTCTCGATAATCCAGAGCTTACAAATAAGCGCACCTGCGGATTGCAGTAATGTGTTCAACGCTGCGTGTGGATAACGAACGTGGACCTTGCGACCATCAAGGCCCTTAATCCAACGACGCTTCCACTTAACCTGCTGCTCGCCGCCGACCCACTTAGATGACTCAACGAGGGTCTGTTGGATTGACTCACGGAGCGCTGCGATTGCTGGAGTGTTCTCAAGGAACTTGGTCTTAAGGCGCTTACCTTCAGCCTTATCCCCACCAACAATCTGCCCGGTCTTCTCATCACCAGCTCCGTAAAGGAACCCATAGATGAACGTCTTGGCGTTGTCACGGCACATCTCGTGGTACTCATTGTGCTTATCACGTTCAACGTTAGGTGCTAAATCAGCAGCCACTGCGTTTACCCAATGAATGTCACCATTGAGGATAATGTCACCATAAGCTCCACCATCAAATGGAGCCATGAAGTGAGCAAGGCAACGAAGCTCCAGACCACTAGCATCAATACCAGCTTGGACCCAAGGTAAACCAGTGATACCGTCAAGATGATGCTCAGCACCAAAGGCTGCACGACAAGGCTTACCGTAAGGTGCTCGCCCGGAAGGGACCTGAGCCAGATTAGGAAAAGCGTGAGTAGCACGACCAGTAACAGCACCATTAGGGTTAACGCTACCATGAATTTTACCGTCCTCTGCAACGTAACGAAGCCAAGCCTTGTCGCCTTCCGCTGCCTGTCCGATCCGTTTCTGAATGGTCAAGTAATCTCGGATAAGTTCAATAGCCTTCTGCTTCTCAGGGTCATCCACATGAACCTTCATGAGCTGCTCATCGTCCACAATTGGTGCACCCTTTTCGGTGAACTCAGTCGGAACCCATCCAGCTTCCTGAAGTTTCTTGGCTATGTGGTCTCGGGATGTTGGGGTGAACTCAACGTACACTACAGGAGTATACGGAGCACCCTCAACGTAATCGCGGGTGTCCAGCTCACAAGGTTCTCGACCTTCACGTTGAGCTTTGTTCTTCGGTTTCTTGAAGATACCACCAGCTTTCGGATACTTAACGCGAGGTATGGGCTGACCTTGACACGGACCGTTGCGCCACTCAAGGAGAGGCTTACCGGAGACCGGATGTCTGAACGGTTCGGTCCCGCCTTTAGGTTCCCACCAGACACCAAAGGTATCTATGAGTTTCTGACGGAGCTGAGCACGTTCGGCTGACCACTCGACGTAGCACTCTTCGATAGACTTAGCGTCAAACGGGAAGCCATTGCGCTCCTGCTTCGCTAACAGCCACGCCGCATCGTGCTCGATAGAGATGGACCAACCAGACTTATTCCAAAACTCCTCACTGGAGAACTGAACGATGTCAAAGATACTCGATGTCGGGAAGTAGTGTTTGTCCTGCAAGAAGTACTCAAAGAGTTTCTTGGTGACCACAACGTCCTGAACGTTATACTCCATCATGTCTTCGTTGAAGTACAACCATTCCATACCCGGCTCGTAGGCTTCACCCTCAGCCTCCAGACGAGCCTTGAAGTCGTCCTTGTACTCACCCTTCATCTCACCCAGACGATAGCCCCACGCCTCCAGAGCTTGGCTCCCGTAGCGCTTACCGGGCAACTTACCGGAACGCAGCAGACCCATATCGGTGTCCTTCAGGTTCGCGTGAAGTAAACGCCCGATGACTAAGGTGTCGATGTTGGCTTCTTTCGGAATGTGGAAGTCACGGTCAAGGATTAACTTAGCGAGCTTCTCAAGGGCCGGGATGTCGTACTTCGTCCCGTTGTGCATTACGATGCAACCACCACGATTGACCTCAGCTTCGAGAGCGTCAAGGAAAGCAGAGAAGTCACCCGGACGATACCGGACGTACTGGTCTGTGTGGTAATCGTAGATAACACCGCAATGGAACTTAGAGACTTTCTCAAGGAGATTGTCTGCTTCGATATCCATTACTAACATAGTGTTCTCCTTACAGTGAGGACGATGGGATTGAGCGATAGTTATCCGCACTGACCCACGTCATTGCTTTGTGAGTTAACAGGCGAGCGCCTACGCGCATGGCAAACTGTTGAACCAGAATGCGACCATCCTTAACGTCGGATACACGATAGGCAACCTTAGACGTGCGACCCTCTACCCAATCACCCGGACGGAACGGGTTGTGTACCTTAGCGTCAAACGCTTCTGCGATGAACTTAGGTTTCACCCAAGACTTACCATCCCAAGACCACCCAAGGTTGTGCAGAACGGCAACCGCACCATTCTTACGTGACTCCACGGCCTCAGCCGATTTCAGTTCGGATTGCAGCTTAACGATTTCTTCACGGATAGTATGAATGTTACGCATAATTTGTACTCCTTTGTAATTAATAGATAATCATAAAGGCCACCTTTCGATGACCTTGAGTTTACCTATCAGCTACTCAGCTCATCCAGATACGCCTTAGCGAACGCTTTGGTACGCGCTTCATCACGTTCTGGGATTGCTTTCTGTACTTGCTTGGTCAGGAGACCTAACAGGCGAGCTGCCTGAGTGTCATCTAACGTGGTACGTTGAGTGTGCATTTTCGGTGACGTACGGTCCTTCCAGCGGTAGACCATAGTGACCTTACCATTACGGACGTTAACGTGGATGCGACGATTGAAGTGGTCAACCGTATCGGACAGGTGCAGGGTCTGGGATGATTTAGACATTATGTGTCTCCTTACGAGTTTGCGATGAGGATAAATACGAGACCGAGAGCTACGCCCAGCAGAAAGTAACCGTCCATCTTAGAAGAACTCCTTCAGTTTCTGAGCCTGAGCAGCAACCTTAGCGGCCTCTGCGGTATTATCCATTGAGCCTTGAGTTAACTCTTGAACACGGCGAGCCAGCTTCTGGGCCATAGCTGCTTCAGTACGTGCCTTTGCGTTCAGACGCTTGGCTTCAACGTTGTACATTTTGATTACTAACTTTCCGAGGGACTTAATGAACTTAAACATAATGGACTCCTTAAAGTAGTTGATGGGAAGTGTTCCCTATAGTGTGGGTTAATGTCGTGAAGGACAGACACAAGGTCTATCCCAAGGGCAGTTGCATTGTGTGGTCAGCTTCCAGTCAGGTTCTAGTTGACTAGTAGTCTTCTTCGTGCCCTTCCCAGCTTGAACCCTGAGGTTTATTTCCTTCTCCTTCTTCGCCAGTGTAGCTAGACGGTTCGAGCCATCCTGTCTCTTTGTTGTACTCCATGTACCCAGCCACTCCAGTATCACCAGTAAAGCGACACTTGAGCAAGCGAACGAGAACGAGATTAGGCATATCGCCTTGTTGGTTACGCTCAAGTGCGATGATAGTATCGCTAAGTTGACGTAATGCGCCACTACCACGCAAATCAGTAATACTAACAGGACGACCTTCTTCATGTGCTTTCCCCTTCTCTGGGTTCTTAAGGTGACAGATAACAACCAGAATCACACCTGTTGACTTTGCGAACCCTTTGAGTTTCGTCATCAAGCGGTCAATCATCTTACGCTCATCAGACTCTTCAGAGGCAGACACAACGATTGAAATGTGGTCAAGTACGATTACGTCACAGTCAAGGCCTGTGCGCATATAGGCCAGCTTAGCCAGCAATCGGTCAACCTCAGCCTCCGCAAAGGAGTCATAAAGGTGGAACGTATCGCCACCATAAAGCTCATCGAACCATTGGTCATACCGACCATCCTCAATGATAGCCTTTTTGAGTTCGTCAGACTGACGCAGACGGACCCTATTGTGTAGCCCCATGATGTCCTCAACGGTCTCCTCAACGGATTCCTCAAGCATCGCTAGGCCAACCTTCTTACCCATCGCCATGCCCCAACCGAGAGCTTGCTGACGGACGAATGTTGACTTACCCATACCGGAACCTGAGGTGACCATAATGACTTCACCACCGCGACAACCTAGGGTTCTATCGTTCAGTCCTGTACACCCGGTGAACAATAAGCCAGCGGCTTCCTGTGACGCTAGGTGCTCTCGAACGCGCTCCTTAAGAGACAATGCAGAGACTACACCATCAGGGACCCAAGGGCCAGCGTTCCAGATTTGCTCCATGATGGCTTTATCGTCACCCGCCATATGACACTCGTTAGCGTCTTTGTAGGGCAGGACTGCAACCTTCACCTTACCAGCAGGTAACACAGAGGCAGCTTCCTCAATGGCTTTGCGACCCGGCTCATCCATATCGAAGAACAGGATAATCTCTTCGAACTGGTCGAAATACTCGTAGTTAGCAGCGCATGTCTTCTTGGCAGCAGCAGCACCGTGACCTAAGGACACTACCGGATACTTACAGTTCTGAAGTTCCATGAGGGTCAGTGCATCAATCTCACCTTCCGTAACACAAATCTTCTTACCGCCGTTCCAAAGGTGCTTCATGAAGAGTGCATCAGATTTATGCTGACCTCGGCATGAGAACTCTTTGTTACGGTCTCGGAGTTTTTGCGAGGTCTTAGCCCCATTCTGGTCGTAATAGTCTGCGACTTGGTAGGGCTGACCATCGACCTTAGCAATCCAGTAGCCAGCCTTGCGGCATGTCTCCTCAGAAATACCTCGCGCTGTTAACGCTTGGAACTTCCCGTTGCTCTCTCCGAATACTAAAAGGTTGCTCATCTTGGCACCTCCTTGCTTGTTACTGTAGACCTTGTGGGCCACTGCCGCCTTTCGGTCTTCGCTAGAAGGAACCCTATGCTCACAGACGTAGCACCACTGGTGTCCATCGGAGTACACGGAGTTACCATCCGACGACCCACAGTTTTCACAGGGTGCATGGTACAGGAATATACTGTCCTGCTCATCTTCGCCATGATAACTCATAAGTGCGACCCTAGTGCGACAATGAGCTGCACAGGTAATAAGATACAACCGAGCACTATTACAATAGCAACGATTGCTCTGATAAGTCCAATCATAAGGTCACGCATAGAGTCCTCCTATAGAATTACTTAGCCGTCACCAGCTCGTTTGTGTCAAGCCAACGCTTCACGTCAAAACTCGGACAAGCCTTAGCAGCAAAGTCACGGTGGCCCTTAATGGCTACACCGGGGAACTTAACTTTCAGTTCGTCCAGAAGTTTACGCAGGGTAGCCATCTGCTGAGGCGTAAAGTTAGCCTGTGGCTGCATCTTATCGTCAACACCACCAACCAAGCAGATGCCTACGGATGAGTCGTTCTGACCTACCGTATGTGCACCAACCTGATTAACGTCACGACCAGTCTCGATAGTACCATCGCGTCGAATGATGAAGTGATAACCAACATCCAGAAAGCCACGCTCTTTATGCCACTGACGGATTTCACGCAGACCAATGTTCATGGTGGGCTTAGTTGCCGCACAGTGGACAATCAGGGTCTTGGTAGCTGCTCGTTCCTTGAACTTTACGTTAGCCACGAGACACCACCTTAGCTTCAATCTCAACCAGCGTCACCATCTCATCAGGCTTGATGCTGTAACGGGAACCAGTGGTCAGGTCAACGGATGCTACCCACGCACAGTCACCGTCATGATCTGTCTTAATCATGATGACACCGTTTGGGTGCTCAAAGGTCACACCAGCGCGGATAGAACCGTAGGCTACCTTGCGCTCTTCAGGGTGTTTATTGGTCAGTTTAATCATTTTCGTTTCCCCTCTTTAAGTTTATCGAATGGTACTTCACGCTTAGGCTCCTTTAGCCAACTTACCGGAATCAACTTGTCAGCGAACTGAATGTTGTGCTTCTCGCAAAATTCCGCATAACTGGTAGGAGACCCCTTGTAAATCTTGGTGCGACTGCTTGAGAACACCATGCGAATATCCAGTTCAGGATACTGTTCGCGAATCAATAGATGCTTCTTGCGGTCTTCGGCTTCCCAGAGCCCTTTGGTTTCCACGAAGATACCATTAGGTAACAGGAAGTCAGGCGTGTAATGGTGATTACTGGCTGGCACCACATAGGGAACCTTCCAGACCTCATAGTCGAACTTCACGCCCTTGGCCTCAAGCTGCTTTGAGACCTTATCCTCAAGGCCGGAGCGGTATGCCCCGACCCGAAGATTACCTTTCGCAGCGTATGGATTAGCCACGGTAGACCTTAGAAGTCGTCGTTGTCGTCAGCTTGACCATCGGACTCATCACCCTGTTGCCAAGACTGCTCATCACGTTGACCCTGCGACTGCTGAGCTTCGTAGCCACCTTCCTCGGTGTCGTCGCCCCAATCATCACCACCACCAGCGCCACCCGCAGCCAGCTCGACCAGCATTACGCTAGACAGTTGCAGCTTAACGGAAGCGCCAACGGTAGGGTTCCAAGTGTAAGGCATCAGGCTGTACTTCAGCTTCAGCTTAGAGCCACCGCCAATGAAAGCTGGCAGGTCTTCGATGCGTTTACCTTTGGAGTCCACGATGGTCACGTTAATGGCCTTGGTCTCTTTGGTCTTCTTGTCTGTGTAGGACGCATAGCAAGAGAACTTAAAGGTAGTCGTACCGTCACCGTTGTCGATGAACGGTAGGTCACCTTCATACGGCAGCAGCGGTTTCTTGCCACGCTGTACCTGCGGTGGGTTCTCTTCGTACTCTGCCTTGCGCTGAGCGAAGTGCTCTTCGTGCGCCTTAACGATTTCGTCAATCATGGCTTGACAACGCGGGTTCTTATTGTCGATGGTCAGGTTGACCTTATAGACACCACGAGGATTACCGAAGCCACGCTCTTCGTTGCCATAGTCAGGCTTGGTCAGGTACGCATACGGTTCACAAATACCCAGAGCGGTAGTCAGGATTGCTTTACGATTGAATGACATAATGAATCTCCTTTAAGTTAACGTTGGGTTGGGACAGGGAGCATAAAGCAGAGCGCCACTCGAATGGTGTGCTGTGTCCCTATAGTGTGGGTTATTAGACGGCTGGACGAACTCGGAGCACCTCAAAGCCTACCGGAGTATACTTAAAGGTTGCCAAATCGTGTGCCTCTTCGAGAGACCCTGCGAATACAGGCACCTCCAGCTCGCCATCAACGTAACTGAGCGTCACGAAGTACTTCTTATCGGTTGGGACGAGGCGTCCCTTCTCAATGGTCATTGGCCTTTCTCCTTCCAATGGTTGTACATAGCGAGGTAGTTCACGTCGCCAGTGCGTTCAAACATCATCTCGCACCACTCACTTGGCTTCATAACACTCTGCCTTGTGCTTCTCAAACAGTTCCTTATAGAACTCAGCTTTCGCGAGGTCTTTATGGATGTTCGCTTGGTCAGACTTCTTGCCAGCGCGTAGGCGGTACTTAAGGGTATTGCCCATACAGAACCCACGGAACTGCTCAACGGTCATCGACCGGGCAATCACCTCAATGGATTCCAGACCGTCGAACACTTGGTAGTGACTTGGCTGTTTAACCGCTGGGTCTTCGCCCGGAGATGCCCCATCAACCTGTTTAACAGGGATGCTTCCCTTTAGGATTGCCTCTTGGCGGACAAGACTTCTGCGAGCCTCACTCAATGTCTTGAACGTACCGTTCCCGGTAGCAGCTCCGACCATAGGGCACGTTGAGCAGCCAACACCACGACACGACATTTCGCTACAGGTTGCCGTACCAGCTTTCAGTTGGTTCTGCGAAACGATATTGCGCAGGGTCTCGATAGTGTATGGCTTAGTCATTGATAATCTCCTTTACGGTTGCAATGAACAGACGAACGCGAGGCCACTTTGAGACAACAACTGGTACTTCCGGGCGCTCACCTTTGGAGGCACTAACCAGAAGACCATTGGTCATAATTGCGTGGACGCTAGGCGCGAACGAATGGAACGTACCGAAGCGAGGAATCTTGGCGTGTTTCTCGGAGGCGAACGCAGTTGAGCGGTCTACCCGTCGAGCGCTAAAGATACCGTTGGCTTTGTTGAAGTGTAAACGAATCATAATGTTCTCCTTATGGTGGCGTTAAGTCATCGTCATTGTCAGTAAGTGACAGAATGAACAACATTAAGAATGCAATAGATAACACGAAATTTATCATAACGTAGTCTCCCTATAGTGTGGGTTAATAGGCTAGTCATCTAGTGGGCAGTAGTCGGACAGTTTGTCTTTAGCCCACTTGTGGCCTACCCAAAGTCCAAATATGAATACCAGCACGAGGCTGAGCGAGATTTCTAAAGGTGTCATAGCGTAATCCTTAAGTTGTAGAAACGACAAAAGGCCCACCCGTTAAGGTAGACCTTTTAGCGTCTTACATCTTCACCGTTGGGTCACTTTCAGTCCCTCGCCAGCAATCCCAGCTAGGGTGACGGAGCGAGCCATCTTCGGTGTATTCCATGAACTTTACTTGGCATTGCCAGCCCTCGTAGGGGTTCATGTACCAGCATCCAGCTTCGTTAGCGTTACACTCAGTGGTGTACTCCTTAACGCGCTTCGTGAACTCGTCCATCAAATCCTGAGAGATGTTATTAGCGTCAACCGTGACACCGTTCTCAAGTTGTACTTGGAAGCCGATAACCTTACCTTCGTTAGCGAGACCCGGAGTGCCCCAATTGAGACCAACAACTACGCCATCGGCTTCGTCTTCTGGCTTCATCTTCCACCAGCCAGTTTTCTTACCGCGACGATAAGTCCCTGTTGGGTCCTTAATGATGAGACCCTCATGGCCCTCTGCACGTTTCTCTGCGTAGAGTTCGTTCAGGGACTGCATGTCATACACATCGTAGGTCTCAGCGAGTTCCCAAGAGACTTCAGGGAAGTGGTCACGCAGCACCATAATCATCTGCTGACAGTGGACCTGCATTAAGCAGTTCATCACGTCGATATCTTCACCAGACTCAACTTTGTCGAGCGGCAGGATAGCATAGAGGCGAACGCACAGGTGCTCAACGGAGAGGTTGAATGGTTGCTTGTTCTTAGACTTCCACACATCGTGGAACACACGGTGCTCGGTGAACTCAAAGTTGTTCAGCTTGAGCCACTTGGTACGCAGCAATCCAGAGCCCTTCTGGAACGACACACCTTTGACCATCAGTTCACCATCAAGCATGAACCCTTCCGGGTAAATCCAGCGGTCATCCTTCAGGAGCTTCTCCCAGCGACGGTCGTAACCGTTCAGGTGCTCCAGTGCAGGGATGGTCTTCGCTACACGGGACAGCCACAGGCCACGAGCGTCATCGGCTACCACAATGTTACCACGAACGCCATCATACTTAACGTCAGCAATAAGTGAACCGTTCTTCTCAAGAGCTTTCTCTACGGCAGACTGGACGAAACTTACAGCTTTATATGGGTTGGTTTTAATAGATGTCATTGTTTGATTTCCTTCATGAATTGTGGGTTGTATTGCTCGATGATTTTCCATGCGTATAACTTAGCGGTAGTCTCGCCATCTTTCGCATAAGGTTGTTCGAGACGTCCAAGCTCAAGGCCGAACGCATCACAAATAACTGTAACGTGCAACATCCGGCAATCGTCATAGTACATGATCATTTCCAGACCAGTGAACCAGAGTGCATCTTTCAGGCTAACCATAAGTCACCTCTCAGTAGTCGCGGTATTGTTTACCACAGGAAGTGTACTTGCGTTCCATCTTATCGGCAATGTGGTCGAAGACTTCACGCTTCTCAGAGCGGTCAGCTTTACGGTCACGCTTGTTTAACTTAGCGCCTTTACGACCAGTGAAACCTTCAGTTGGAGCCTTGCGAGTGATGCGCTCGAAATTGGTATTCATAATGTGTTCCTTAAAGTGTTCGAAAGGGGAGAGCGGATTGTCTCCCTATAGTGTGGGTTAATATACTTAGCGGGTGGTCTCAATAACTATGCGACCGAGTACATCATGCTTCTTAAAGATGAACTCTTTACGAGACCCATCGGTGTGCGTCTGTGTCAGTACATACAGCAGAGGACCTCGTGGGGACCACTTCAGTTTACTGACTGTCTTGCCGCAAGGCCCAAGTCCCAACACAAAGTCTGTCTTGTGGAGGCGACCATCAGGCTTCACAGCATAGAACAGCACGCGGGTAACTTTAGGTATCTTAAAGAGTTTCTTTAGGTATGAAAAGATTGAAGTAATCATGTTTGTAAACCTCGTTGGTTAACTTTAAGTATCTTTATGTTTAACTTTAAGTATTGGGACCATCCGGCATCGCATCTAGGCGATAGGCCATCTGGTTCCCTATAGTGTGGGTTAATGATAAGACCCTGAAGATTCAAGGCCTTAGGTATTAACCGACGCTGTTAGGCGAACGCAAAGTCAGACTTTAAGATTTCCTGAAGATTCAGAGACCCTTTAGCTGGAATCGCTGGCATCTTCTCAAGCTGACTTTCGTGAAGCTGGTCGTAGAACTGGTCGTAGAACTCTTGGATTACGTCATGCTCCTCATAGGTCTCCACAAGGGTCTCACGTACTGCGTTAAACAGGTTGCGAGCGTCTGCGGCTACCGTACCGAAGCTATCGTGAATCAGAGCGAACGACTTAATGCCATACTTATTGTGACCGTGCACTACCGTCTGACGCAGGTGGCTACCATCCATGCTGTGCACGAAGTTAGGCGCAATCCCGGACTCCTGTTTGTGTGCGTCAATCCCGCTATCCTTTGTTGTGTTGATGGTCAGAGCCATGCGAATCTTACCAAGGAAAATCAGGTCGAGACGCTTCTGGACTGGCTTCTTGTACTCCTGCCACACAGGGAACCCATCAGGAGTAACCCAATGTACAGCACAGCGGTTGCGCAGGATTGTCCCGTCCTTATCCTTCACCTCAGCGGCTAACAGCTTAGCAGCACTCTGGAGCCACTTCATGGCATCAACCGCAGCCACCACAGTGACACTTACAGCTTCCCAGATGAGCTTCGCCATGTAACCTGCGGCTTGGTTCGGCTGGGTAAACATGAGGCCCTTCCCGTTGTCAATAGCTGGACGGATGGTGTCCTCCAGTACTTGGTCACGGAAGCCATACTCTTTGGAACCATACGCCAGCGTCATGACAGAACGTTTAGTGACCCCACGGTTGACCCCAAAGGCCAGCCACTGACCAGCCAGCTCGCGAGTACCCAGCTTAGGCTTCTCGGTAATCTCACCAGTGGTCTTATTGGTAATCACTTCGATTTCGTTGTCGGTCCCGCCGATAGCATCAGCCTGAAGACGGATGTTAACCTTGTCGGAGACGATACGATAGATATCCTGCACGGTCTCGCTCGGTAGCAGGTTAACTGCACGACCACCAACCTCATCACGCAGCATAGCAGAGAAGTGCTGAATCCCTGAGCATGAGCCATCGAAGGCCAGCGGCAGAGAGGACACGTAGGACTTACCGTGACGGAACGCTCCAGCGTACTCAAAGCAGAACGCGAGGAAACAGAACGGTGAATCTTGCTCGGCCCACCAAAGGTTCTCTAAAGGAGCCTCAGCGCAAGCCATAATATCTGCGTGGTGACTCTCAATGAAGTCGATGCGCTCCGGGAATGGGACCTTATCAACACCTGCGGTATTCGCACCGTGAATCTTCAGCCAGTACATTCCGTCCTCACCGATAGGCTTGCCAGTGGCGAACGTCAGGAGGCCCTTTGTCATATCGTTGCCCTGTGGGTTAAACATCGGGCAAGCATACACGCGACCGCGCCAGTCTAGGTTGTACGGGAACCAGATTGCCTTAAACTGTGCAAACTTATTGGCCTGACCGAGAGCGAACTCGAGGGACAGGCGCTTAGACACGCGAGCCTTATCCTGACGATACACGGCTGCGGCTGCTTTCTTCCACGACTTGAGAGACGCTTCATTCGTGTCGATGTCCTCAGGTTTCTCCGGGAGTTCTTTACGCTCCAGCGCTGGGATATCCTCCACCGGACAGTTCTTCCAGTTGACCACCTGATTGACGACCGCCAGAACCTTCGTGTTAATCTTCCACGCTGTATTCTGAGCGATGTTTACCGCTTCATATACCTCAGGCATAGACACATCGTTGTAGCGCATGAGAGCCTTACGAGAGCCTACACGAATCAACTGAATCGGCTTACGACCAGCCGCCCAATAGCCGCCACCTTCGATGGACGTCCAAGGTTTCGGAGGGACTACACAAGGTTGATACATTGGTGCGATTGCAGCCAGTGCCCCAGCGCGTTTACTGATAGCTTCTACCCATTCGTCAGCCAGAAAGACAAACTGACCGTCTGACTTAACGTTCCCGGCGTTCATACGCTCGACCTCAACGAGACCTGTAGACTCAATAAGCAATTCAAGCATCTTGATACCTGTGTGCTCCAGCTCCTCGGTGGTCCAGTGCTCCCACGTGGATTTAAGCTCTTTGCGCTCAATCATCTGTTTCTCTACGACCTGCATGTAAGCCTTTTTGTAGAGCAAGCCGTTGCGCTTGTTGAGCCCGTCCTCTACGTACTTCTTAAAGAACTTGGCTTCCTCATCACGGATACGACCGAAGCGTAACTCATCTTCGATTGCACGACCTATGGCGAACGCTACGTTCTGCATTGATGCCAGTTCCTGCTTGGCTACCTGTGCCAGTGTCTGCTTGACCACGATTGCCGCACAGTTGTCGGCTTTGATTGCCGCTGTGGTCTTTGTAGCTACGTGCTTACGTCCTTTCTTCACGCGCATCTCTTCGTGCCACTCAGTGAAACGAGCAGACAACCGAGGGATTAACGTCTGGACTACACCTTTAGCCGCTGCGTTATCTGCAAACTCGCCAGCCTCAATCTGACGCTGTAACTGCTTATGGAAACGCTTCTCACCTTCCGTGTATGCCTCGTGCTCTAACTCAAGTTGAACAGCCGCCAGATGTTCGCCGTAATGGTCTGCCAATACGTTGAACGGTTCGATATCGTGTTTGATATCAGAAAAGTCATTCACTGCCGGATTAATTACGTTGCTCATTATTGCCTCGCTTGTTTAAGAATCTTCACTCTCAGAGGCCACCGCTTGGCGACCTCTTGAAGTGTAGACTATCAGCCCATAAACATTGCGTCAAGACGCTTATCAATATCAAGCGGTCTGCCCATATTGATTTGCTCTACCATTCGGTTGTGGCGCTCCACGTTCTTCTCATGGATGACCCGGATGCCGTTCCTGTGGTGAATCTTAAGACCCTCAGGGATTGCCCACTTCACACCGCGACCACAGATGTACTTAGCGTCCGGCTTAATTCCTACCACCAGTTCCCACGCTCGGTCATCATCCTTGCGAACCATATTGGCTTTCGCTTGGCGTTCTTCACGCTCGGCTCTAATCTTAGCCAGTTGAATCTTACGGCGGCGATGTGCCTTTCGGTTCTCCAGCTTGTTCAACTTACGGAGGTGACGTTGTTGCCACTTCTCAATAGCTTCCTCAAGTTTCATCGCTTGGATTTCCTCAAGTAGCGCCTCAAAGTCTACCCGGAAGTCATCCGGCTCACCGAGACCGTTTGTGTAGCTCACCGGGTCAGTGATGACGATGTTGTCGTTATGGTCCAGCATCACGTTACCTTCATGCATGTCGAAGCCAGCCACCCCATAGAAGAACTCGCGGATGTGCGCTGCGGTTCCCTGTAGACCCTGAGTGACCTCATCGTATGCCTCGCAGAAGTCCCATGCGTCACTGTCGCGATTCAGAATCTGAGTCTTCACGATGTTGTACTGGTCGAGGACTTCAGGTGACTTTGCACTGTATGGCTTAAGGTGGTCCAGAACGACCGTGTAACAGGCATCATGTCGTGCAATCGCATGGATTACTGGCAACCCTTGTAGACCCGGATTAGCTCGGCAGAATGCAGCGTACGCAGCGCCTGAGTCTTCTTTCTTAAAGCCCACCTTAATGACGCGACCCGGCAGACTTACGTGGCTGAATACTGCACTGAAGAATCCATTCCCTAGGAACGTATAGCCCAGCTCGCGAGCCATCGCCACCAGCGAACCCCACCAGTCCTGTGAGTTAACGAACTCGGTATCGTCCACGCCACAGCCGCAATCAGTCTCGTAGTTTACAAGGTCAGCAAGAATACCCACGAGACCCGGTTGGCGTTCATCGAGTCGGTCGATAGGTAGCGCTTTCAGTGCTTTCATTCGGTACTCAAGTGCTTGATACACGGTAGGGACCACGTGATGTGCTGCGTTCATTGGGTTCATTTCAGTTACTCCAGAGGTTGACTATTAGAATGTTACAGATTCGTGGATTGTGCGGGTTACAGTGATGCCACCGGCAAGCTCTACAGCGTAGCGAATAGCCTCCTCTTTGGTGCGGAAGTCCCGTCCAGATACATGATAGGTGTCACCATTAACCACGTTATCAGGCTTACGGGCTACGCTCACGGCATTAGATAGACTAAGCACTCCGTTGCGGTAATCCGTCACCCACTTATTGAGGCTCGGGACGGACACGCCAAGCTCAACAGCCAAACTTGTAGTTCCTGTCTTCCCGCGAGGGCCATCCGGTAGTGCAAGGTAACGCTGTACGGCTGCAATGCGGAAACCTACGGTGTACATAATGCGAGTATTGATGGTAGTCATTTGGTATCTCCAGAATATTAATTAGTGAGTTGCTACGTAAAACATCCCGACCTTATTGGCCTTAAAGCGCCCATTCGGTTCCCGTACAGTGAATCGCGGCAGGACGTACCATTTGAAGTACGCTAGGTTCGCGCTGTGTACAATGAGACCCTTACGGAAGTCTCGCACAAAGAGAGCCACAATGGCTGCGTACACTGCTATGATGAAAGCTATAGTCATTCGCTAGGTCTCCATTAGGTTATCTTTGAGCGCCCACCTGTGACGCTCTCGTTAGCCTATCAGTAACCACCTGTGAGTTTAACAGTAAGTGTCTCGGTGTCTGCCTCGAACTGAGCGCCACGCTTCAGTAGGTCGTAACAAACATCCATAAACCACTCGTAATCGTGACAACGTATAATCACTCTACAACCTCCCATACAACCGTCCCACTAGGTAAGCGCTTGCCGAATCCTTGTTGGTTCCTGAAGCGTGCACGAGCGTCCCTTTCGTTGTACCCGTAGCATGTCATTGAGTAACACCAGCCCGGAACGTGGATAGAGTAGCGTTTCATTTGAATAGCCCCTCACGTTTATCATAATCGCGCTTGTTAGCGTCATGCCATGCCTTAAGTTTAGCCATAGTTTCATCATGTGAGCGGTCGCCCAGTTGGTACAAGAGGCGATACATGACCATGATACTTTGAGAGATACCATAAGTTGGCTTGTTCATTTAGATTACCTCCCAGATACGCCCTTCAGCGTCCATTGTGTAGCACTCACCCTCAGGTGCATCCACTTGCTGGAAGGAGCCATTCAGTCGAGTCGCCTTGTACCCCTCCAGACCCTTACAGAACAGTAGACCAGCGGTGTGAGTCTGTGACTTATAAACCATCACACAGTCTTGCTCAAAGTCATTACAGGCCAAACGTGCCACGTTGATAGCTTGCGCCTTGTTGTCACACAATACACGATAGGTGCGCTCGGTGGTAGCGACCTCCTGACCCTCTTCACGATAGCAGCCAGTCAGACCAGTACACTCAAGGACACCGTAATATTCCGGCTCAGCCTGTAAGAGCGCCTTAAGGTCCAGTTGACGTGCCATGTTGACCATATCGGACAGGTTAGCACGTGCAGCGGAGACCAGTACATAGAATTTGTTAGCTGGTTCGTTCGTGTAAATCATGATGTTTCTCCATAGGTTAGATTAGTGATTATCATAATGGGACACTGGACGCTCATCTTGAGCCCGTCTCGCGGTAGTCTGTTACAGTGCCCATGAGTTAATCGCTATTGTCGCTATCGTTCTCATGAGTGTTGATTATCCAAATTGTTAAAGAACATTCGGTTCATCCAGAGGGAATCACCTAGACCCTTTCAGTGTCGGTCATCACGTTGCTTGTTGGACACTAAGTTACTACGCTAAGTACACATTGTCAAGCTATTTGTTCACTTAGCGTAGCACCTTAAGTATCGTGCTAATCGTTCACCTCAGGTATTCGCGCTGAGGCACCGCATAGACCATGTAGTTTATCAGTTCGGTCTCGCTGTACTGCTGTGTTGCTTGCTATCTAAGTTACTGCGTTTCGTTCTGCATGTCAACACTTTATTTCGTTAGGTGGCTCTGCGTAGTTCCTTAGGCGTTCTATCGTGTGGACTCGAACCCGTCAACCTATCAGACCACTTAGAGACGCTATCGCAGCGTGTCGTCGTGTTGATGGATGCTATTAAGCCATAGACCGATGAGGATGTCAACACTTAATGATAAACTTTATGAAATACTTTAAGTATGGGCTTATAGGTTAGCTCCTTATAGTGTGGGTTAATAGGCCGTGATAATAGCTATTGACTCTTTGGTCTCTTTAAGTTACCTTATAAGCGTACCACAGATAGACCGCTCTTTAACAATCTGACCAGTAGCACCAGCATCACAGCAAAGATGCGACCAATAAGCCCTGAGAGCCTAGCTAATCACCTCTCTGATAAACTGATAGCAAACCATAAGCCATGAGACTGACGGTCTCTGATAAGCGTCACAGCGCTACTGAGAGTAAACCAAAGGATGGGCACCGACCAAAGGTGATGACCTGAGGTGACATTGAGTGATGACCTTATGATGTCCAACAGATAGGGACTGAGGCATAACCAAATGTCACCAAAGGTCTCCCAAATGTCACCAAATGTCTCACCGCACCACCTCAGGAGAACCAAAGGTGAACTGAAAGAGGAACCAAAGGGGAAAGGGACACCAAAGGTGAACTGAAAGAGGCCTATGGGGGAACTTTGGGAGTTGTATCTTTGAGA